AACCTCCAGAGACGCAGAAAGCGCCCCCCGCACCGTAGCACGGGGAGCGCCATCCTTGCACTTAGCGCAAGTCAGGTCGTGACGATGGTGCCGTACACGGTGCCCGAGATGCTGAACGAGTTGGGGTCGCCTTCGCTGAAGTCGATGGTGCAGTGGACACCGCTCATTACGATGGTGTGGTCGGCGGTGTCGCCAAAGTTTGTGCCTTCGATCGTCAGGGTGATCTTGAGCCCGTACACATCCGAGCCCGTGATCGTGCTCAGAGCTGCCGAGAAGGCGCCGGTCTTGTTGATCGCGTCGAAGATGAGTTTGTCGGTAGCATCACTCAGGTCTGCCATATGGCATGTGAGGCTGATGGCTGGGAAGGACCTAGACGAGAGTCTCACGGACCCGAGTTCGCCGCGGTCGAGGTAGGTAGTTGCCTCGGTGTTGAGCTGGTTCAGCCCCGTCAGGGAGAAGTCCCCGCCTTCTAGCGTGACCGTGACAGAGAGCGGTGTCGGCGTAGTTCCGTCCGCGAAGACGATCGTGCCGTCTCGAAAATTCTTGATGACAGTTGATGCGGCCATTTATGCCCCTTTTACGAGATGGGTAGAGCGTGGAGTACGAGGAAGGTCGCGGTCCCGAGGAACCACTCCCCGCTAGGGACGACTTCGGCAGTGATGGTCTGAAGCTGGACCTTGAGCTCACCCGGCCACGTAGCGGTGTAGGCTTCGCACGCGTTGACGAGCTCCTGCCCTGCGGCCTCGGCCTCGTCGCGTGAGGCCTGCTGGTCCTTCGGGCGCAGGCGCACGGCCCACCGCACCACGACCGCAGTCTCGACTAGCAGGCCCTGCCCAGCGCGACCGCGATAGCCGTTGCCAGCGCCGCCCATGCGGTTGTTCGTGTCGCCCAGGCCGACCGCAAACAGGCGCACTGTCGCGGTCCCCATGAGCGAGTCAGGGTCGCGTCCGAAGACGTCAGCCGCAAAGCGCGACTCCACCCAGTTCGGCACCGCGATGCACTGCGCGGCGAACGAGGACCGGAGCTGCGCCCGCGTCTTCATCGCACGCCTCGTCCACCGAGCCAGCCCGCGTAACCGTGGCCTCCCAGCCAGAGCGTCGGGCTACCCGAGTTGCGTCGGTCGATGCTGACGACGTTCTCATCCGTCTCGTCGTAGATGAACGAGAGGCTGGCCCACGCGTTCTCGTAGGCTTGACCGTAACTGTCCGCGAGCTGCTGATACCGGGAGGTGTCGCCTGCCGAAGTCGCGTAGTCCTGCCACACCAAGTGGAGCGTCAGGCACACGTGACATTCCCTGAAGGCGCTAGCCGACATCACCAGGTAGGGACGCTTGCCCCCGCCGACGAGCCGGTTCTCAATCATGCAGAAAGCCTCGTCCAGATAATCCTGGTAGGAGGTCACGCCGGCCTCGCGTAGCGCCGACAGGTCACGGTGTCGCCGCAGGAGGTCGATGTCCGAGATGACCGGATAGAGCCGGCGACGGACGAGGGCACCGTCACGCCGGAAGGTGTGCACCACACCGTCAGGCATGAGGAGCGCCCACTCCAGAAGGTACCCGTCCTCGAGGAGGAGGGACCCGATAGACGCCGCCGTGACGGTAAACGTCGCGACGCTGGCCGTGATGGTCACCACGCCAGCGTTCACGACCACCGACTGGTCCTGCCGGTAGATAGACACCGTGCCCGACACGGGAGCGACAAGAGCACCGGACCGATAGATCGGCGCAGTGATCTTGTTGTCGCGTCCGCGTTCGAGGAACTCCGGGATGGAGAACCGCGCCGCGTATTCCGTGTCGGAAGACGACATTAGGTTGCGCCCTTCATGGCGACCCAGCTACCCGAGATGCGAGCGTAGATCGCCAGGTCGGCAGTCGTGCCGTCCGTGCGGAGGAAGATCGAACCGTTGGGCTCGGTCGTCGCCGGGACGCCCGTCCCCGAGGTCACGGTCGGCGCAGCGGTAGGGTCCTGAGACGGGGTCGACTTGACGACGTACCCGAGGGCGGCGAGGCCGCTACGCATGTTCTGACTGGTCTTGACGGCCATCGGGGGCTCCGATGCTAGCTCGCGCTAGCGGCTCTGCTTGTTGTCGTGCTTCTGCGCCTGTTCCTTCGCCTTCTGCTCGGCGAGCTTGGGGCGCATACCGTTCTGGACGAGAGTCGCGGCGAACCGCTCCTTCGCGTCTCGCATATCCTTTCGCTCGCTCATGCGCGCCCCTTGCGAGACGGCGCGGACGGCACCTTGGCGCCTTCCATGTGGGCGAGTAGCGCCTTGTCGGTGTCGAGGCGGCGCTGCGCTTCCGGGTCTGAGCCCGCGCGCTTGGAGTTCTCCTGGACCCGGATGCGCTGGCGCTCACGCAAACCGTCCACCGTGTACGGGTCCGGAGGACGGACGACGCCGGACGCCACGAGCCCGCGAAGGAACTCGTGGTATCCGGCCTCGTCCGAGGTGAGCACGACGGAACCCGCGACCATGCGCGGCGTCTCCCAGCGGGAGAGCCTCACAGGACCACGCACGCCGTCGTACTCCGTGACGTAGCCACCCTCGATGACCTCCCACGGAATGACCGTCCAGTGCTCGCGACGGTGCTTCGTTTCCGCTCCCGAGGTGTCGCCGTCTTTATCGACGCCGTTCACTCCGGGGGTGGCCCGCAGCTTGGCGAGCACGGGCAGCCACTCCCCCTCGATGCACTGCCAGCGCCCAGGATGCCAGATGTACCACCACTGCGAGTTCGACGGCAGGTTGAGCTTTGGGGCTCCTGCCGAAGAAGTCACAGCGGGACGACCTGCGAAGGTCGGTCCGGCGGCGTTGGAAGGATCGGTGAAGGTGACTGCCACGTGTTCTCCTAGTTGTGAAAAAGGCTCATGCGTCGGTGATAATCGAGACGCCCATCTCTTGGAGCTTCCCGATGCCGAGGTAGTAGCTGGCGAGGATCGAGGTGGTACCACCGCCGATCACGCGATCGAACTCGACCACCACCGGGGAGCCGGCAGGGGTCACAACGCCGGGGGCGCCGACGATGGGGAACGGGGAGCCCTCGACGTACCCTACCGCACCGTAGCCGAACATCGCGCCCGCACGGTCCGCGCCGGCGTTCGCGGTGGGGACCTTGGAGGACGAGAAGATATCGACGCCGTTGAACATGCCGGCGAAGCCCTGGCCCTTGATGTTGAGCATGTCCTGCGTCGCCATCACGAACTGGGTGGCGCCGTACTCCGCACGGAGGCTCGACTGGAAGTCGGCGAGCTGGCGGGGGTGGAGCACGCAGATGTACGGACCGGGGACGCTGGCGAGCGTCAAGGCGAACTGAGCACTATAAAAATCGTCTACGCTCATGTCAGTGCCCGTACTCCCGGCAGTGAGTGTAAACCCGTCGATGACGTCACAGAGCGCGCTCTGGAACGCCATAAGCGTGCTTCCGACCATGCTTTCCGCGAGGCGCTGCGCGTTCAAACCGATGGAGTCGGTGATGGCGCCGCCGAGGTCCGTCAGGTCGTAGCGCAGGGCGTAGCGACCGATGGTGAGGGTCGCCGCCGCGGCGGTGAACGTGGTGTTCGCGACGACCGCGCCGTCGTTGGCGGACGCGAGGATGTCCGAACCGTCGAGCCCGAGGATGGGGACCTGGAGGGCCGCGGAACCACGACCGGCCATGTTGCCGAAGTTTACGATGGCGGGGTGATTGTGGAGGCTCGCGCGGTCGGCCAGCTTGAGCTGGATCTCCTGGGCGAGGACGGCGGCAACGCGAGCGTTGCCAGAGAGAGTCGAGTATTCGGTGAGAGCCATGCGGGTGTACCTCTGGATGATTGGTTGTCGTCATCCCGGCATCGCTGGTACGGGGCTCGACCCGACGGGTACGCGTAGACTAGCGCACCGCTTGCCTACGCGCACGCGTCAAGGTGCTAGCGGTCCAGCCCGAGGATCGCTGCGCGTGCGGCCTTGTACTCGCTGGGGCTCATGCGCGAGATCGCCTCGGGCGAGTATTGCGACGGGGAACCCGCAGGGGCGTTCGTGGCGCCAGCGTTCGCCGGGGGAGGGGGCGTCGTCGTCTTAGCTGCCGGCGCAGGCGCGGTCGCCGCGTCAGGCATGTACGCGCGCACGGCCTTCGGCAGCTTGTCGCCTGCCAGCCACTCGCCCAACGGCGGACGGCCCTCGGCAGGCAGGCGGTCGTACGCGATGCGGACGAAGTCCATCCCTTCCTGGTCGGTGATGCCGCGAGAGAAGAGCTCGCGCTCCGTCTCCCACTGTCCGCGAGCCGTGGAGAACTTCGACTCCCACTCGCTGGCGCTGGCCTTGTACGTGTCGGCCTGCTTGACCATTTCCTGCGCCGAGTCGTAGCGGCTCTGTAGCTCCGCCATCTGCTCACGCAGCATCTTCCGTTCCGCGCTCAGGCTACGGATGCGTTCCTCGGCACGCGAGGTGCCGACGTCGTCGGGGGTCGTGGTGTCGTCGGGCATGGTCACTCCTTGCGGGTTGCTTCTTGAGCCCGCAGGAGACGTCTTGCCCAGACGCGTCCCGAGTCACCGCCCCAAAGTAGCCAGGCGATACGACCCGCGGAGGGGTAGTTAGGGTGGCCCGGCCTTGCGGCGGGGGCCTCTAGGTCGATTTCGTGACGGTCGAAGAACGCTACCATGCGGCGCAGCGTCTCCACCGATACGACCTTGCGGTCGGCCAGCTGGGTCGCGCGACGGGCGCCCACCGCAGTCCCGCCCCGGTTGTACTTCTCGCGGAGCTCTAGGCCGCGGCGTGCCTCGGCAGCTACCGACGCTGGCGCACGGAAGCCGGCACGCGCCCCCTCCTCGAGGAAGCGGCGCAGCACGGCAGGGTCGGTAGCCGCGAGAAAGCGGCGCTGGCGTTCGCTAACTACCGGCACCCGGGATCTCCTCGCCGGCCTCGGCTACGTCTTCGGCGACATCACCAGGCGCCGCCTCGTGCTCAGGCGTGCCCTCTTCCGGCTCTTCCGCTTCCATGTCCGCCGCGTCATCTGCCATCTCGCGCGCCTTGTTCATGGCGTCAATCTCCGCGAGCATGGCGACCGCGTCCTGCTCAGTGAGCGAGTCGTCAAACAGGCGCAGGGCATCGATGCGCGTCATCAACCCAGCGTCGAGGAGCTCGAGCGCGTGCTTCCGGCGTCCGTCCAGCTCGGAGCCCGACAAAGGAATGGAGCGATACTGCACAGAGTAGCCGCCCTCCGGGAACTGCGAGCCCATCGCGCGGTTTGCAAGGATCGCTGCGGTCATCACGAGCTGCTCGTCGCTGGCCCGGAAAGACTGCGCGTACACCTTCTGCGCGTCTCGCTTGCCTTCGTTCGACAGAGCGATGGCGTACCCGCTACGGGCCGTCCCGCCCATGCGTTGAATGTCGGCAGGGGACACGCCCGCGTCCTGCGCCAAGCGGTTGGCGAAAGCGCTGATGGTGTTCTCGAGCTGCGTCGTGTCGCACCCGGCCTGCCACTGTCCGATGACGGGTTGCTGCTCGTCGCTGGCGCGCAGCATGAGGACGGTAGCAGGGTCGGAGACGACCTCGCGTCGAGCACCCGCTACCCCGCCCTCGATGGTCCCGCCCTGCGGCTCGGCCCCGATGATGTACCGCTGGGGCCAGCTAGAATCCTTAATGGCGTGGAAGAGCATGGAATAGCTGACGGCGATGTTCAGCGAACCCTCAACTACCTCGATGCCCTCGTAGGCGTCGAAGAGCCGGTCACCGATGCGCTCCGCATGGTACAGCACGTACGGCAGGATCGGGCGCCCGTCGTTGCGCCGGTACGGGTAGGCATCGCCAGAGTAGTTACCGCCCAGGTAGATCGCGCTGAGATCCTCCCCGACCTTGCCGCCATCGACGTACGCGCGGACCTCGTAGATCGGGTTCTCCGGGTCGCTGATATCGAGCACATCCCACGTCCACCGCGGCTTCCCCTCAGCGTCCATGCGCTCGCGCATCTCACGCACGGAGACAGGGTAGTCAGGCCGGTCCGCAAAAGACTTCGCGATCGTCATGTCAGGCGCCACAGGCCGGAAGGTCAAGCGACCGTCAGCCGACACGTGGACACGCTGCCAGTACTCACGACACCCGATCGTGAGCTGCTGGAAACGGTTCATCGTCGCCCACAGACCCGACCTCGCGACCATGTCGACGATGCCCGCCGCGGCGAGGTTGCGCGTCGGGTGAGTGACGTCAGGCGGTTGGATATAGAGGCTGGCGAGCGATCTAGCGATCTGACGGAAGACGTTAGACGACATGTCCGGCAGGCCCCAAGCCG